GGCTCCGGGAGCCGGTATTTTTATTTCTCGCCTGCCTGACTGTCCCGTGTCCGCATCCGGCAAGGTTTGGCGAAAGAAAATACCGCAGCAGCGGCGAGGATGATTTTCTTTCAGCCAACCCCGAAGGGACCTGACCTTGCAGGATACACAGGACACGGGGCTACCTTTGCAGGGTGGGAAATAAAATAATAGCCCCGTTGTTGCCTGTTTTGTCAGATACGATTCAATTTTTGCATGGATTCCATCTCAGAACGGATTTCATGTTCCAATGCCGTGTATTTTTCCTTTTTCATACGCAGTTTTTCACGAAACCCTACCAGCTGTTCATCTGTATTTTCATCAAAGAACAGGTTGTTTGTACGCTGGTATTGGATATACTCACGTTCTTTACGCTCCGCGATGGAGATTTGGGCTTTGGCTGCTGACAGTCTTGACAGTGAGGAGTTGAAATTGGTACGCAGTCCGGTACGTCTGTCATAATAGCTGTAATAGGTATTGATTTGCCTTTTGGGGTACAGGCATTGCAACCGGGCTTCACGCCAGCGGACTACCCAACGGTAACGCTTGTGCAGTTCCCTCGGAAGGTCATACGAATGAAGCCGGATTGGATTGCCGGCTTCATCCTTGCATTCGATGGAAATGAATACCCAGCGTTCAACCCGCAGTTCACGCTCGGCACGTGCCAGTTCCCTGGCATATTCCATCCAGTCGTCCATTCGTTCCTGTGCCATATCGAGAAAGGTCAGCTTTCGGTAATTGTTTCCAGAAATGTCAGGTAAGCGGCAATAGCCTTGTGGCAGCCGGAAAAATCAGGCGTGCGACAACCGCGTTTCTTGTAGAAACGAATGCTCCCGGACTTATTCAACCCGCATACATGACGGTTCAATGTCCCTTTGGTCCGTATATGGATTTCAAAGCCGTCCCGTTTGGTTATTTCAAGGAACATATTTGCCGGGATGTATTCCCCGTTCAGAAACTTTTGTTTCTCCTCGTCAAGTTCCTGTTGCCACTTCGCTTCCTCCAGCCTGCGTTTCTCCTCTTCCTGTTCTTTTTGCTCCTGCCGTCTTTGTTCCTGTTTCTTCCGGTACGCTTCACGGGCTTGCAGCAAAGGAACTGTGTCAAGTCCGAGTTCTTCAAAAACACGGATCGACAAAAGGGAGACATGGTTCCCGTTTTCCGCATCCTGAAGCATATTCGCAATCCAGTTTTTGCAATACTTGACAAGTTTTTCTTTTTGTTCCTCCCTTCCAAGCATTTCCCTGGAATACTGCCCGCAAGAGAAATAGATGTTTTCAACCTTGCAGACCACATGGAAATAATCATAGTTTTCATTCCCGTATTCGTTCTTGTCCGATAACGAGAGATAGATGTTTTCCGCATACGCTTCCAGTTCCATGTACGGAGCCACGACGGTATTTCCGTCAAACTTGTATTTCAATACTTTCGCTTTCATGATTCATTCTTGTTTTGACATTTCGAGTTGTCTCAGTTGGTTTGTATTCGCCTTGCCTGCCATGCCTGATGTGCAATAATGACCTCTTCGCGTTCTTGTTCCAGCAAAGTCTTCGTCTCCGGGGTATATCCGAGGAATTGGATGTATCCGCCATTATACCCTGTGAGTCTGCACCGCATTCCGGCCTGTTCTAATTTGTCAATCCGCTTTTGCGCGGTTTTGGCACTTGAATACTCTTTCGGCCAGAAATAATGCTCGCCTTGTGAGCCGTAATGGTCTTCCCCGAGTATCATCTCGCCGATATGCCTCCTGTGTTCGATGAAACCGAACCGTGCCGTACCCAATGCCTGCCGCAGGGCCTTGTGCGCCGTACCTTCGGGGTGCTTGAACACTTCCTGCTTCTCCTTTCCCTTGCAGGCGAGTTTCGGCAATTCCACCTTGTAAGGTTTCCGGTAGCTGCCTATGCCCAATGTCAGGTAGAAATTGGTGTGGAAATAGTCCGTCATGGCATTGCTGTCATCGAAGTTGTACGACATGACAAAGTCGCAGACATTCATCATCACCTCCTTCGCACGGTCTGTAAGGTCAGGATTCCACTCTATGTTGTAGTGGTTGATGGTGTCCTGCACCTTGCCGGATTCCTTGGTGAACGCCTCGAAGTCCGCGCTCATCAGCTTGATGTAAATGGAATTGTAATTCTCCCGTCTGACGGAGAACCTGTATCTGGGATAGGTTTCCTTGAGCCAGGTCCGCACCAGTTCCACAATCTCGGGAGCGTGCTGTCCCTTGTAATTGCGGCCTTTCCACCGGTATTCGTTATATACATACTCGGCATATTCCTTTGCCGTGGCCCCGGAATAGTCATATTCGTAGCCGGTGGTGTCAGCGGACATATTAGTGGAGTCCTTCCACACGTCATAAAGTTTTTCAAACTCGACGTTCACCTGCTGCATGACGGCAGTGTCACCACCCTTGTCCGGGTGGTGCTGCAATGCCAGACGGCGGTACTCTTTCTTCAAGTCCGCCAGACTGTGTATGTTCTGAAAATAAGTCATAACCGTAAGTTTTTATGCCCCTGCAAGGCGATTGATAAAATATTCCTGATAGTCGAGGTCGAGACCGAGATTGCTGCAAGCGAGTTCAATGTCGCCTTCCCTCAAATCATCCACATCCTGTAATTCGTGCAGGTATTGAAGTTCGGAATCCAGATACTCCTGCGCTTCTGTCTTGTCGCAACTGCATGAGTTGCAGATTAAGTCAATGATATTTTCTCCCATATTATTCATTGTTAGAGGTATGTTTGTTATAGACATTTCGCTTTCCGTCGTAATCCAGATTATACCACCATTTATCGGTAGCACCGGCAAATGTCTGTGAACTATTGTTGGAAAGATAATCCGTTTCTTTCAGTCCTGTAATGCCTTCCAAAGTCCTGATGTCATTGCCGGTCCACCAACTTTGCATTATCTGCTTGAATTCTTCCAACGAACAGAAGTCAACATTCTCCTCACATTCTTCACACCATTTGCCATCACAATCATGTGCCGTATCGCAGATATACATTTCTGTATTCGCATCTATCCAGGCCTGTGTCTCCACTTGCCTTGAACCACATTCTTCGCATACCAGAACTTTAGAATCATCAGGCTCTTTTCTAAAAGCCTTGCCGTCATAAAGCGATACGGCACGTTCCACCAGCAAAGTCCGGCTGCATTCCGATAATTCGGTATAGAACCGTTCCGCCGCACCATAAATGGAATTTTCAGCCTGTGCGTTCCATTTTTCCCAAAAGTGCAGGTAGTCACCTCCGAACACGACTTTACATTCCTCCTTGCTCCATGCGTTCCACATATAGTAGAAGAAGCTGGAGACTGCATTTTCTGCGTGGTATTTCATGATTTTTCAGTTTCAGGTTCAACATTTTCTTTGCCTTCCAATTGCCTCCATACGACATCATACATTTCGTGGAGCCAGTCGATGTTCCTCGTTCCGAGTTCAAACGGACTGTGACATTCCACTTCATAACCGCTCTCTTTCTCCTCGGCAAAAACGGTCAGGCTGTTTTCCGTTACCCGAAGTCCTGTTACCATACATTCATACGGATCACCGTTCTTACTGAACCATATCACCCAGACCGGGTCGTATCCATCATCTTCAGGGAACCGTATCTCGGTCATGCAGTGTGCTTGAAGCAATTGTCGTATCGCTTCAATGATATCCGCTCGTAATTCCTCAATTCTCCCGCTAAAATCAATGGATGCCGAAGTCCCTTTCCCGTTTCGTTGAGCCACAGAAAGAATCTGTGTGTCGGGGTGAACCCCGAAATTCCAGTCTACATCTTCATCATCGAGAGTAGTGTGGATATTGCCGCCCAGAACCAGCCCACAGTCCTCAGACACCATTTGTCTTGCTTCATCGTGGTCTTCAGCCACTACCGTGTAAGTGCCCTCGAAGGCATACCTTACTCTTACATCATACTTTGCCATAATTCTTATGATTTGATTGTTTGTAATTGATTTAACATTAAGAGACTATGCTGACAGGATTGTTGAAAAATGAATCGTCCACGCCATACACATGCTGTATGGAATAGTCGTACTTGGATCGTTCATCGTCCAGACGGAAACGGAAGCCGTTACAGCCTTTGACTTCCAGCTTGAGCTTCACATCTTGTTTCAGTTCCATTTCAAGCAGGCTTCCGCCGCCATACGTGGAACTGAACAGCCCGCAACAGTTCCCTTTGGGGATAATGACCTCTTTCAGCGAGAAGTCTGCATCATACAACTCTTTCAGACTTACCTTTCCGATATAGGTCAGCAGGTTCGCACCGCAACAGGAATTGATAAGTTCCTCGTAGAATTGCTCGTATGAGACCTGTTCTTTCCCGTTCCTGCTTTTCCGGTTCGGGAAACGCCCGTAAACTTTGTAGCCGTGGCTCGTCAGCAGTTTCTTTACTTGCGCCGGATTGAGGTTCAGGCTGTCTACCATGTCCCCGAAATAGGATTCCTCGTAACTGTAACCGCCCTGCGATTCAAACCAGTTGGAGTTGATGCAGTCGTAGTCGGAAAGCATCTCCACCCGGATGGGAATGTCATCCGTGTACCTTATCAGGTCTTTCACTACGTCCGAATCGTTCCTGCTGTAAATCTCGTCCCGGATTGCATCCTCATGTTCATCGAAAAAGGCATCGACCTCGTGTTCGTCAAAGTCGTTGAATACAAAGCATTCTTCTTTCAGCTTTTCCATAATCCCATGAACAGCTTCATATTCCGCATCGCCATACCATTCGCCCGCCTTTTCCCACAGGCAATCGCAATTCCGCCTGTCCAGACATTTCCGGATGATGTCAAGGTGGTTGTCAAGGTTGTCGTTATAATCCGTCCATACCAGCGTGTAGGATGGTTCCATGAGGGATTTCACGAAATCCAACGTAAGCGTTCTCTGTTCTTCCATTTTTCTTTACCTGTGTACGGCAGGGTTCTGTTTCCCGTACATACCGTTATAAATGACAGAAGCGACCTTCCGGCCGCCTCCGTATTACTATTACCCATACAGTTCTTTCACTATCTCGTCATACCTTTCCTTTACCATCTCCGTCTTACGGTTGAAGTGAAAATATGCGGTGTACCTGTAACCGGTACTTGGCTCTCCGCCGCATTGTCGTATTGCCGTGTCAATATCCCAGTCAATATCACCAATGCCGAGTGATATGCTTGTGCCTTGCAACAGACAACGGGCAAGCCGGAGCGCGGAATCCTTCTTGTTTTCCTTGCGAAGCCTGTCGAAAGCCATCATTGCAATTTGCCGGTTTGAAATCTTCAACTCTTCCATATATTCATCTGTTTGGGTCAGACAATCCCGGCCAGTTGTTTGAACCGCGCTACGATCTCATTGCACTTGCTTTCGGCAAGCCCTTCATGTTTTCGGCAAATAGCACAATATTCCTTCCAGGGCCTGCCTTCAAGCTCGTGTTCGTATGATGACATGACCAATTCCGGATATTCCTCAAAAAGGATATTGAACGCTTTTCTCCATTTGCGAACCTGCCACGAACCGCTTGCTACCAATTTTATGAATTCAAACATCTGTTTGTCCGTTTTTACATCCAAGTCATAAAAATGGTCTGTTTTCGGCCATACGTTGTTGGAATGCTGCCAGGTCTCAATCTGCTTGTTTTTGGCATTGTATGCCATTTTTGTGATTATCTGGTAACTCATGTTGATATATATGTTTTCAGTTCATTATCATATTGTTCCTTTTCCTGTCGCGGCTTGCCAGCATACCGAAATGGATGCTGAATATGCGCTGTCCGAAGCAGATTGGTGAATTGTACTCCATGCGCTGCCACAGCGTGAAATGGTCGTTTGCGTAAGACCAGCGGAAATGTCCCGACAGCGAGCCGAAGGTGGGATTGACGTTTCTTCCGATAAGCATCCGGTTCACGTCCACGATGTTGTCGGAGGTCAGGATGATGTTCAGGATTTCCACGAAAGCCATCTGCGTGAAACTGTCTGTCGGTAAGACCGGTCCGAGAAAATTGATGTTCATAAGCGTTTGTCTTTTAATCGTAATTGTCATCGAATACTTCAAAACGAGGGAAACAGTTATCGAAATAGTTGCCTGATATGCCCGGATAATACAGCAGGCTGTCATCCCCGCTGTCCGGGCAGGAGTCATCGTCGATATAGGTCACGTTCCCGAACAGTTCCAGGTAATGCGCTACCAGCAGGTGCGGGTCTTCCGTACTGATATCGTGTCCGTAACGGTCGCACCAGTCGAAGAAAAAATCCTTGTCGGGTTCCTCCAGCTGCTCCATTGCCTCCCTTATATCAAAGAAGTTGGGACAAAGCCATTCCCTGTTGATAAGCGGGTCCGGGATTTCCTCCCATTTCGTATACCTGTACTCCGGTGTTTCCTCTTCGGGAAACAATTCGGAGCAGGTGCATAGGAATTCTCCCATGTCGCCGAAATCGGACATACGCAGCAGGCTGTCCCTTTCCTGCCGGATGTCGATGAGATGCTGCGTGGTCACTGCCACTTCTGCCTGATTCAAGTCCATAATCTTTTTCATTACAGTTATTGATGCGGAACCGGGGATTTTATTCCACAGGCTCCAAAAGGTCCGGGCCCCGGCCGCGCCGGGGTTTTCGAGGCCCGGAGCGCGGGTGGGGGCTTGACCTTGCCCAGCCGGTAAAGGCGCGGAGTTACCTTTGCCTGTGGAATGGAATCTGCGGTTATTCATGTTTTTTCATTTTTAGCCGGTTATGCGCTGGCTTCCCCAGCTGATATGTATCCTGCCCTCCCTGTCACGTTCCCTGACCAGCAGGCTCTCGATGACGGACATAGTGACGTCAAACTCCTCGAAGATGTCTGACTGTTCTTTCACCTCACCACTTTTGATGAACTCGTTCAGCCGCTCCTTGGTAAGTACCAGTGCCATCAGGTTCTGCTCCACGGAATCCTTGTAGGTGACATAATGTACGTCCTTCAGTTCTTTGGAATCAAGACGTATGAAGCGGAAGTAGAACTGCTCCATCTTCGGGATATTCCATTGGAGCGATTCCAGAATCACATCGTTACAGGTCGGGATGTTCACCGAACTGCTCAGACTCTGCTGTGTGCAGACCAGTATGCCGTTGACGGTGGAATCGAACTCAGTCACGATGCTCTGCCGTTTCTTGAAGGTCACGTCGCCTTTGACCACAAACACCGGACGGTTCGGAAAGCATTCGCGGAGATGATTCTCGTAAAGGTCGAACGCCGCTATGGAGGTGCAGCCGACAGCCACCTTGCCGGGAATCTTCCGTATCAGTTTCTCGATATATCTTGTCTTGTTCGGAATCCCGTCGCCGAAATAGCCATCTATCAGGTGCGGGACGGAGCACGCCTTGATGAGCAGCTTGATCTGTCGCATGAGCCTAAGCCCGGCATCCTTCTTCGCGTCTCCCGTACTGTTGTAATACAGCTCGCAAATGCGGCAGAATTCCTCGATAATGACGCGGTAAACCTCGTGCTCGCCTTCAGCCGGGCTGACCGTATGGGTACGTATCTTGTACTTCTCGCCTGCGAAGTCCCTGAACTTGCGGGTGATGATGGTCTTTCCGATAAGCTCCGCCAGTTCCTCCTTGTTGTACACGTCCTGGTTCTGCTTCTCTATGCCGAATACGGTGGATTTTCCGGGGCAATGACAGGAACGGAAAAGCACATGGCCTCTGAAAGCCGGGAACGGCTCTCCGTAATGCCGGTTGCTTTCTTCCTCTATCTCCTTGTCTCTGTTCTCGTGGTATATCCGGTCGCACCAGCAGACCATGTTGACGGAATTGTTGTACAGCAGTTCAAATTGGCTGTACAGTTCCGCGATGTTGTTCCGCGTGGTGGTTCCCGTGTCGAGTATCTTGTATTTGAGACGGCGGAAAATGCTCAAGACAAGCCTTGTCCGTTGTGAAGACGGGTTGGTTATCTCATCGGATTCATCGAAAACCAGGCAGAGTTTCCCGGATGTGCGTCTGACAAATTTTGACAGTCCACGCTTCAGTTTGGAGAGTATGGAGGTGGAGAGGATGAGTAATACACCTTCAGGTACTGTTTCCAAATCGGCATTACTTCTGACTATACGGAATTTCTCCCGATTGATTGTCAGAAACGGTATCCAAGTCATATTGGTGGCAATGGCCGGAGCCAGAATGACGGCATTGCGTACCTTATGGAATTTAAGCAGGTATTTTGCCCGATGATACACGGCTGCCGTCTTGCCGGAACCTTGCTGCCAGTTCAGCAAAGCATAACGCTTCTGCAAGACCAGGTTCAGGTCGTGTTTTTGAAGTGATGTAAACTCACATATCTCACCGTCCTTGTTTCTGAAAGTGGTGCGATCGAGGTATTCTTGCAGAAATGGGTCTGGTTGCATTTCTGTAAACTGCCGGTTCTGGTTTTCGTATTGCCTGCGTTTCTTGCGTATCAGTTTTTCCGCTGCACGTATCTGGCGCATGTTCTTTTCAGTCGGCAGTTCCGGTAAGGGAAGTTCGCTCCGTCCCAGCACAAGGTCATTGATACTTGCCGCCTTGTGTGAAACCTTATCCAGCAGACGGGGTGCATACTGTTTCAGCTTGAAGCCGTAGGAGGTCTTCACCAGGGCCACTTCCTTGCGTGGTACGGTATTCTGCGAGGTGATATACCTGCGGATGATACCGAGGACTTTGGTCGTGGTCAGCTTGTTCTTCTCCCATTGGTTTACCTGTTCCCGGGTGGCATTTTCCGGCGGTTTCTGGTTACGGAACTTCGTGACCAGTGCTTCCGCTTTGTCTATGTGTTTGTTCAGCTTGGTGTGGGCTTTCAACTCGTACATGTACTTGGCGAGTTTGTACTCGAATACCTCCAGTTCCTCCTTGTCAATCCGGTTGGTCTCGCGCATCAGGTCGAAGCGTATTTTGTGCTTCATCAGCCTTGCCTCGCGGATGCGCTCTTTCAATTCAGACATGGAGATGAACTCTTCCGCGTTGTAGGCCTGCATCTCGATATGCAGCGACTTGCGCAGGAACACCATTACTTTCGTGTTGAAGTTGTGGACTCCCGTGGAAGCGAAGGCATTGGGATTTAACTTCACTTGCCCGATGAACGAGAACCGGCTGTTGATGCCCGTTATGCGTGTCTTCTCCCAGAACTCGCTCTGCATGAACGAGCTGGGAACAATGACCATCAGGATGCCTGCCGGGTTGAGCACATCGTAGGCTTTTTCCATATAGTATTCCTGTGACAGCCTGTAATCAAATTTCAGGTTGAAAGGCGGATTGCCGATAATGATGTCAAAGCGTTGTTCCGGGTAATATTGCCGGATGTCGCATTTCTCGATATGGGCGTCCGGGTAGAGATACCTTGCAACGGCCACCGCCTTTCCGTCTATGCCGAAACCGTAGGTGTTATGATGGTTCGGAAGGTGGTTGAAGAAGTTTCCCATGCCGCAGCACATGTCGAGTATCATCTCGGAAGAGGCCGGAGACAGCATATCCACTATGTCTCTGCATACTTCATGCGGGGTGAAGAACTGTCCCATCTCATACTCTTTCTTGGCCTCCGCGTACTCGTTGTAATTGGCAAAGTCGGACTGTTTCAGGTTGTGCAGCCCGCCGATGCCGGTATAGCAGTTGTAGATGCTCTCCGCCGGAATCAGATCCTTGCCGGAGTCTATGGCGAAAAGAATCTTCTCGTTGACCTCGGCCCGCCTGTCCTGTGGTATCTGTTGGGGTATGATGGCGTACATATCTTTAATAGTTTACGGTTGGAAATGAAGACACCCCGCAAGAGTTGCCTTACGGGGTGCTGTGGGATTCTTCTCATGGTCAGTTCTCCGGTAATGTGATTTCATCCAATCGGAGACGCTTGAAGCAGCTCTCGGCTGCCGCGCTGTCCTTGAATTTGACGTCGATACGTCCGTTCTTGTAGAATCGGATTTGCTCGGCGTTGGTGGTCGTGAGGTCGTACCAGTCATTGACAGACACGTCGTTGTCATCGAAACGGATAATCATTTTCGAGTTGCCGCACAGTACATCATCCGCACCGTAAGCGATACCCGCGCATAGGGTTTCCAGCTCTCCACTGTAATTGTAACTGATTTTGCACCGTTGGTGGTATTGTATGTAATAATCATCGAAGCGAATGATTTCGGGAAAGACAATCTTGTCCTTCTTCAGCTCCGTTTTGACCTTGCTCCAGCAGGAAGGCTTGACTACCTTTGCGACTCTGGCAAGCAGTTCTTCCACTGCCGTTTCCCGGAAACTCTTGCCACCTAAATGCTCGATAACCGCATCCACGTATGTCCCATAGACCGGACGGAAGCCCATGCGGAGTGTCTTTTCGTTTATCCTTTGTTCCGGCACCGACACGTTGTACGTCCTGTTGAAGTAGGCGATGATACGGTTGGCGAAGTTAGAGTTGGCGTTGTGGTTCTTGTCTACCAAATCGTTCAGCACATCGAACGGCTTGAACTCGTTGTGCGAATAATCGTCCTTACCGTTTCTGAGCGAGTAAAGGTCACGCATGGATATTTTCCCATTGTCGTCGTATGAGAAGTCCCGTTCTGTTCGGTATTGTTCCGCCTCTTCCTTGAAGATGGTATACCAGCGGTCTATCCGGTCAAGCGTCTTGTAGAGCATGTCCTGCTGGTTCTGACAAAACAGGCGGTCTTGCTCGGTAATCTTGTCCTCGTTTCTTACTTGTACGCTCAATATTCCTGAAAGCAGGTCGGGAGCGTTGCCGGGTTTGAATGATGTTGTCGTTTGCATATCTGTTTGATTTTAAGTGTTAGAAATCCTGTGATTGGATACGGTGGAAATAGGTGATGTGCTTCTCCATGTCCTTGACAATCTTCACCTGCTCGGGATGGAAATTAAGCCTTCGCTCCACTGCCGGGACATCAATCTTTTCCCATTCCGACAGAGGCAGGAAGACATATTCCCTGCGGAAGCACCATACCACGATCTGGTTTTTCCAATTCCCCTTGAATACCGTTCCCTCATAGTCTTGCAGGAATTGCCGGAAGTCCTCTTCATTGTGAAAAGCGATATCAAGACTTTGGTAGAGGTTTCTCGCTTCCAGGTCTTTGTGAAGATAAAAACGGCGGTATGTCTCTGTCGTGAAATCACCATAGAGCGGTTCCGGCTCACGGTAAATCCATTGTGGGACTTTTGCCGTGAATGTAACTGATCCGTGAGCGCACGATCCGCAATGTCCCCAGTCTTTGAATGCTCCTTCCGTCCAACCGTTGAATTTCAGATCATCCGTTTTTACATGGTGGAAAGCTCCACCGCTGACGCTCAGGCGGATATTATCCGCAGATTGCCATACGAATGGGACATACGGCTGTTCGCAGATGGAAAGCAGGCCTTTCTTTTCATCCATACTGTCTATGAGTGCATTGCCGTAATAGTCCCCATGACGGCTGAGATAAATCAGCCTGTCACCGGTTTGCGGTGTGATTTCCGAGCGCGTCTGCTCTATAAGTTCGACATAACGGTTGGCCATATCCACATCCTCCTGCGTCAGCCAATGTTCATGGTCGTACAAAACATTCAGTGTCTTGAGCGTTTCAATACCGTACTTGTTCTTTGTTGCCTGTAACATGACATTGTTTTTTTGTTAGTCCGGCTTTTCGGGGCCGGAGTTCCCGTAACTACAGGCTTTAAAAGGTCGTGTTCCGTACATGCAAGGTTGGCGGGAAAAATACCGAAGCCCTCCGGGGCGAGGATGATTTTTCCACGCCACCCGGAGGGCTTGACCTTGCTTGTACGATAAGAACACGAGTTACCTTTGCCTGTGAGTTACGTGAACTCGGCTACGGTACAGATGTCATTCTTGATTTGGATTATTTTTGAAATCACCGTGAAGATTATACCCGGAAAATTCCGGTATTCAGAGGAAAAACATTATCTTTGCAGAAAGATAAAGAGTTATTTGACAGCATGAGGAATATAGTGATTCTAAACAGTTTGCATTTTTCTTATCCGTTGCCCATTCTCATGCGAGTTTCATATAATACACTGATAGTCAAACAAAATACTTCTGACTATTACAAATATACGAAAAAAATAATAAGATGAAAGCAATAACCATAAAACAGCCGTGGGCCTCTTTGATAGTTCATGGTATTAAAGACATTGAGAACCGTACTTGGCCCTGTCCTGATAAATATATTGGGCAGAAGATACTGATTCATGCAAGCTTAAAGCCTGACAGAGAACCTTACATGATATTCAATGATGTTCAAGCCGATGCGATAGATAATTGTATTATGGATGTGTGTGGGTATTAATAAACAGACTGGCGCAATCATTGGCAGTGTTGAGAGAGTAGGTTGTTCTATTAATCATCCTTCTATCTGGGCTGAGAAAACCGATACTGATAATAAAGGTTATTATGAAAATCCTATTTACAACTGGGTGCTGGCCTATTATGTTTATAATAAGTCAGACAACCAGTAGATTCAAGATATATTATGGAGTGAGTTTATTCTTTTTCAACATCTGTTTTAGTTCTTCAATTGCTAAAACACGGTCTTTTCCCCGGTGAATCATACAATGGCAATTAGGACATACAGGCATTAGATCGGTTTGGGGATCAACAATTTGTTCTCCAGTTTCAGAAAGAGGTTTTATATGGTGGATATGAATAAAACCACGACCGACTTCTCCATAAGATTCGAGAAAATTAAATCCACATACCATACATGTATAACCATGGATGTTTAGTGCCTGTTGACGTAATTCAGGTTTTCTTTCATATGTAGTTGAGTAAGTCTTTTTTTGCTTTCCCTCTGTTACATGGGATGTTAATTCTTCATTTTGATCTATCACAATTGAAATACAAGATTGAGAGAGTATTTTTTCATAGACTTCCTTGGTTATGGGTCTTGTCCCATCTCGCCAATAGTTTGTTTGGCGTGAAGTTGGAATGGTTTCTAAATAATGACCATCTTTATCCTTTGTAAAAATTGGACTATCAAATGCTTGGAAATTTATTATCTCAGAGAAATAATCATTCTTAGTAGAATTAGGATCAGGATATTGTTTGCCAATCTCTCCAATTCCAAAATAATGAGCTTTCGATGTCAAGCGGTATTTCTCATATTTTTTATCTTTAAGATTACCTTTATAATAAATAACCTTAGTTCCAGGTACAAGAGATTTCAAATGCCGTTTGGGATGATGATATAATTTCCCAGTCTTGTCTTTCCATTGTGATAAGTCATTTTCAGTTATGATAGCGTACATAGTTATTAATTCTTTTAGTTTGAGAACAAATATATAAGTTTTCTTCAAGTATATAAATTAAAATAGAAAAATAATTATTCCAATGAAACACCTAATAACCAAAATTGAGTATGTCACTGAGGCAGTCCGTGATACTCACAACGTAAACATCGAAACTGACAGTATTGAACAAACCCGCAAAGAATTACACAGATTGATGCTTTGTAATAGAATTCTATTGGTGTTTCAGGGCGAGAAGAAATAAATAACGTAAAACGGAACAGAAATGAATATAGATACAGAGTTTAATGTAGGTGATAGTGTATGTTACCTAAGTGGTGACAAAATATATCATACCACCGTTGGCAAAATAACTATTGAAATATCCTATATGTATGGAAATTATTGGATATATGATATACTAACAATTCCTAACCATGATTTAGTAGGATTGTCTGACAGACCTATTATCCATTATAATACCTACGAAGAAGCACTTGAAGCAGGATTACAGGAAGCATTAAAACTTATATGATTATGAAAACAATATTATTTACAATTATATTTATTATCGCCCTATTATGGGTTGGAGATCTCACAATTACATTTAAGCCGTTTTCTATATCACTTCCCGGTTGGTATAAGCCTGTAGGTATCCTTCTATTTTTTCTGTCAATGGCGGTATATACTATCGGAGAATATGCTAAAGGCTATAAACAGGGTTTCGATTATGGGATAAAAAAATGTGTTGAAATACTTGAAAAGAAAAATCCATGAGCAAACTATATAAAGTAACTATTTTCGGGGAATCATTCCTAATCGGGTGGTTCCCTTTCTCTTCACGCTGGTATAACAAGCTAAAGATAATCAAATGATAGTACGTCATTTTATAAGAGTTCCGGTTGGAAGTACTGTCTATTGCGACAATCAGCCGGTTAAAATACTGGAGAAAGGATATGCCCTTGCTCTATGTGATGTTAATGGGAAACGGGTATATATCACCTGCTATGATTTGGAAAAGAAACCATTCGTCAGCACGAATGGGGAAGAATGAAAAAGAGCCAACCCACGCACGACCATGAATCAGCTCTTCCTTACACGATTATGATGCAAATATACTATTTACTTTTAAAATAATCGTGTTATGGAACTGGATTTTAACAAAATAATTCGCCTTAAAAAGATTAGAATTGAGAAATCAGAACTTTCAGAGGAAGAAAACGCCTTGACCACCCCAATTTTGAAAGACAAAAGCCTTATCCATGAAATCTACAAAATATTCGTTGAGTTGCTGAATGAGAGAGGATGTCCACCGAATATTGACAGTGTTACCCAGCGGAAGAAGTTCATTTTCATTATCCTGTACCTGTTTTCTCCAAGTTCGCTTGCCGGTGGGAAAATGACAGCTGGGTTACGCGAAGAGATGTCAAGGGTACTTGGGGTTCAGTCCAAGAGTACAATTTCCGATAACTGCGCTGATGTCGTGTTTCTGTATCAGAATTATGGGGATTTCAGCGGGGATATAGAGTATCTTTATACCGAAATCGTAAATCGGTTAAGAATCAAAGGGCTAATCAATTAATGAGCCGGGGCTTAGTGCTCCGGCTTTTGTTATGTGTACACGGTGTTAAAAGTAACAAATATGTTATTCCTTTCTTCATCTTTGCTTGTTTTATTGTAACAAATATGTTACTTTTGTAGTGTCAATTAAAAATGTTCTTTGATTTTATGAAGTATTCAGAGTTTTACAAATTGATTGAATCAGCTGGCTGGACAATCAAAAAGGGAAAGAAACATTATAAATATGTTCATCCCGACTTTGACTACTTTATTCCTGTTGGCAGACATCAGTCTCAAGAGATACCCAATGGTACTCTTGACAGTATGTTGAAAAAGGCAGGGTTAAAGAAGTGAAAGGACTGCACCCACTTCGGTGGGTGCTTTAATTGACGAATTTAAAATACACGATTATGAAGAAGATTAAGGCAATTATTGAAAAGGCGAATGATGGGGGTATTTCCGTATATTCGGAGGATGTGAACGGAGCGTACGGTTTTGGGCTTACAGAGCAGGAAGCGAAAGATGATTTTATGTCCGTACTTGAAGAGCAGGCTGAATATTATAAAGAAAAACATGGAGACTTTCCTGTGTGGTATAAGTCTGGGTATTCTGTTGATTACGTATATGATTTAAGCGGATTCTTCGAGGCATTTCCTTTCATAAATGCCAGTAAGTTTGCAAAGGAAATTGGCATGAATGAATCTGTCATGCGGAAATATAAGGGAAAGATTGTAACTGCTTCCGATAAACAAAGAGCTCTTATACAAGAGAGATATAATAATCTTCTCAGAAGAATGGAAGCTGTCAGATTCTGATATTCTAGCCGTGAGGCTCTGATATAAAATCAAGAACTAATTGACAACAGAAGGCGCATCATTTTGGTGCGCTTTTATTGCTTTTAATGAGGTTATCAATGAGTAAGCCGGAGTTTAATGCTCTGGCTTTACTTTTAATCTTTCACATATTTTTGGTAATACTCTCTTGTATTACTTGTTGGTAAAACAAGTGGAATGGAAAACTTTATTTTACTAACACTTTCATTTTGTATTGCATTTTCTGACGAAGTACCAACATTTATAATTTTGGCGATTCCTATTCCTGATTTATTACCTTCTTTTTCGGTAACGGAAATAGCTATGTCCATCTCTATATTTTGTACTTTGGTCTTTCGGTTATAATATTCATAATGAGATTCATTGTCAATATAATATTCTCCTTTTTCAGATTGAATATCATCGGGACAAATTAGGACATGTTTATCTTTGTATTTTTCTTGTGTTTCTGAAACAGCATCTATTATTTGACTAAGTGTTTCTTTTATAAAGTCTTTTAGTTCCATATTTTTTTATTTATAGTATTCTTTCCCTCGTATATTCTTGTGTTCCGGCATATGTGGTTCTCCGTCAAAATGTATTTTACCTCCACAGTGGGGGCAGGTGATGGTGTTGGCATCATCTTTTATATCCATATCATCAACAAAGAAGTCACCAACCTTGCATCCAATAACATCTGCTATCTTCTGTAATGTTCCTACTGTTGGATTTCTACTAAGGTTTTGGGCAAGTGTAACCCTTGTTATACCCATTTTTTTTGCAACGGATTCCATTGTGAAGCCTTTCTGCTTGATTATTGTCTTTACTTCCATGTGTGTATGATTTTAATCAGATGCAAATATAGGGGTAAAAATCGAATAAACAAATTAAATCAGCTTGTTTTGATTGAATATAGTCATTTGTATTAAAATATATTTAGATTATAATCATACTTATGCTGTTTTGTTAATATATGATAATAATCATACAAATAGTATATTTATTTATTGTATGTATGATTTTAATCATTACATTTGCATCGTCAGAAACGAAGTAATAACAATTAAAAGATATACGATCATGGCAACAAAGAAGATTGATGAAAAGAAAACATTGAAGTATGCAGTAGCATTCTACTTCTGTACATCAGGTAAGATAAACTTCATGTTAGGCAATAAAATGTATCAGCATATAAATACTGTTTATGACCAAAGAGAAGATGGTAGAGGTTTCAATACCTGTGAAGTCGTTTATAATTACAAGGTTCAAAAGTACGAGGTTCTGAATGTAGATACAGAGATAGGTAACAAAGAGATTCAAATATTATAAGTTTAACCAGCAGGGCGTAAGCCCTGCGCAATATAGAAGAATATGAAAGAAAATATATTTTTAAAAGCAGTTATAGAAAAACCGTTATTGAATAATGAACCAGAAGTTTTACACCTTTTCGTTCAAATTATCAATGAAATAACTTCTTGTATGTCAGAAGACGAGTTAAGAGGCTGTATGAACTCTTTAATAGTAAGATACCCTTATTTTAAACTGTTTTTCGATTATGGTTTCGGACATAATCATATGTGGGTGAAAGCATCAGGTTCTTTAGAAAGATTGATATTGGTTGAGTTCTAATCCGGTAGCCTTATGGCTACCACAATACACACGATTATGAAAGCGGATTTAGTTTTAGTTATCAGCCCTGAAGCCCCACTGATGAAGCAACTGGGCAAGGTATTGGGTAAGATGGTAACCCCTTATGACTTCTCTACTATAGAGAGGGGTGAAAAGTACATCACCATACAGCATGATGAAACTGGGCTTGTAGTGGCTTATACGAGTGAAGAAAGATTGAATGTGAAAATGAATTAAGAATGAAGAATGTATTAGAATCTTTGAAAGAAAGTGTCAAGAGTGGTAAAATCACAATCAGAGAGGCAGCTATAAAACTGCATAAAGCAGGGTGGACGAGTTTTGTAGACGTGGATAAAACGAAACAATTACTTGAATTATGAACTCAATAAATGTAAACGGTTGCAGCGTATGTCAACCCGGTAAAGAAAATTACACCACCTACAACACCAGGTTGAGAGGTAAAAGAGTGAGAATGTACCAGTACGATTACCGTACTGAAAGTGGTGAACTCTTTGCTTGTTGTGCGCCTACCTTAGAGGCGTGTAGAGAAAGACGGGATAAATGGCTTAGTTCACGACAATAAGCCGATTGTCGTGTATAACGATTGAAGATATTTCGTTATCTTTGGTTGTGGTAGTACCTTTGGGGTACTATCGCGGGGTGTAGCAGTGGTAGCTTTTCACTTTGACTTGGTGAAGGTCGGTTGTTCGATTCAGCCCCCCGCAACTATTGAGTATTAATTAAAAAAATGACACGATTATGAATGTATTAACATTACAGATTAAAAAAGATAGTTTTCAATCTATCTTAAAAGGTGAACAAGACATAGAACATAGATATGTTTACCCCTCAAATGTTACAAGATATGTATATTTTGAACACGATGGCAAAAGATACAAACGGCAAGAAGATATACCAAATGATGATAAGGATGTGGATGTAGTACCAATAAAGTATGACGCTTTGGTTCTTATAAATGGCAGACGAAAAGATGCGCCACGTCTTACGGTGGAGGTTAAGAGTGCTGAATTTATCATTTTTACAGATGAAGATGGTAACGACCAAGTATTTGAAGAAAACGGCAAAGAATATCTTGTTTGCCAAGTATGGTATCATTTGGGTAAGATACTTAGTACAGATAATGTTTGATTGTTTAATTTTAAAATTTATTAGCTGAGTCGGTAGTACAAGGAGAAGAATTAACAGAACAATGGGACCGCGCCGTAATATGAACGGTGCAGGGGCTGGTGGTAGATTGGTTGCCAGACGTGGCGGTGAAGCTGGTACAACGCAGTTAGGAAATAGAGACCAAAGACGGTATGACTTACGTGTTGCCTTTGGGGTTCGTGGAGCAAATGGTTCAAATGGTTAGCCTATGAACAAGTATGCCCTTACAATGCAGATAATACGCAGTGTTCGTGATAAAACGGACACTGCTGTGTTGTTTTATTCAGCCGGTGGTAAAGACGGTATAGCTTTATTGGATATGCTTGCAGGTGTATTTGATAAGGTTATATGCTATTATATGTACCTCATACCAAATTTAGACCATGTGCAGCCTTATATCAAATGGGCAGAAAATCATTACAAAAATGTAGAAGTACGCAAAATTAGACATTTTCAGCGTGACTATTACGATTTCTGGGGCTTTTTTCGTGAACCAGATAGTTCTATAAAGCCGAGAAAGATTGGTGAAATAGAACAATTTGTAAGAGAAGAGACAGGCGTCATGTACGGATTCAGCGGAATGAAAGGCGTAGATGGCTATATGAAACGGATGCGCTTAAAGAAGTTTGCTAAAACCGGCTATGTAACAGATAAAGGCATGGTTTATCCTCTTGCATTGTGGACAAACAAAGAAGTGCTTCAATATATTAGGCAAAGTGGATTGATACAACCTTTTATCTATGATGCAAACGCTATAAGTCAAGGATTTACTATTGATTTAAATACGATGCTATTAATGCGTAGTAAATATCCCAATGATTATAAACGCATTTTGAAAGAGTTCCCATATTCCGAAAAATTAATATTCGATTATGAAAGAGAACAAAATAACTCAACCGGAAAGTAGAGAAATACAGCGGAGTGATATAAACTTCGCTAACTACAATCCTCGCAAAATAACACAAGAAGCAAGAAAGAACCTGAAAGCAAACCTAAAGCGTGTAGGGTTGCTTGGTGGTATCGTATGGAATGAGGTTACTGGCAACCTTGTTTCTGGTCATCAACGTATTTCAGTGATAGATGAAGTAAATAAATACAATCCTGGCACGAGAACTAATGATTATTTGATTCGTGTTGAAGTAGTTCACATGGACGAAAAAACTGAAAAAGAGCAGAATATCTTTATGAATAACAGAAGCGTACAAGGCGATTTTGATTCAGATATGTTAAAAGATATGCTTGATGGAATTGATTATAGCCTTGCCGGACTGAATGACTTCGATTTGAATATGCTTGGAATTGGTGATTTGGACTTTTCTATTAACGATGATATTTGGAGAAAGGAAGATATATTGGACGATTCATTATCAGCCATAGATGAAGCTACTAAAGAAGGTAAAGAGAATAAAGACATTAACCGTTCCAATAATTTTTATGAGGATTCAAAAGAAAATCAAATTGTACGTCACAATGAAGTGCAAAAGATAAAAGACAGAATTAGCAACCAAAATAGCTTTGAAAAGGATAACGGAATGTTAAGCTATGTCGTGCTGTCTTTTAATAGCCCAACAGAAAGGGCTAATTTCATGAAGATGTTCGGTTATGGATTTGAAGAACGATACATTGATGGAAAAGAATTTATGGATAGAATAGAATTTGGGGTAGAATAATGGCGAACGAACAGAATTTAACGCAGAAAGGCAAACGCATTAGCACAGAGAGAGCGCAGGAACTCGCAAGACTTTCGGCTGAATCGAGAAGACAGAAAAAGGAACTTGTGAAAACCGCAAGAGAGTTTGCCATTGCTGCGTTGAATGCTGAAACTACAGATGATAAAGGTCGGAAATACATTGTAAAGGATGCCATGATAAAAAAACTCATAGCGAAAGCTGTGGGTGATGCGGATTTGAACGCTATAAGGTATTTATTAGAACTTATCGGTGAATCTCCTGCTGATGAAAACCAAAAGATTGCAAATGCTGATATTCCAACAGACATAGAGCATGGCATCAACATTGATTCCTGGATTAAAGACAAGCTAAAATGATAGTACCCCAAGAAATTTACCATCCATTATATGAGGATAAGGAAAAATTTATAATTCTTATCACCGGTGGGCGTGGTAGCGGAAAGTCTTTCAATGCTTCTACTTTTATTGAGCGGTTGACTTTTGAAATGACTCCTGTAGAGAAAATAGTTCATCAGATTCTTTACACCCGTTACACGATGGTTTCTGCCGGTATGTCTATCATCCCCGAAATGATGGAGAAGATAGATTTGGACGGTACCACGAAATATTTCAAGACCACAAAGACGGACATAGTCAATAAGATGACTAAGAGCCGTATCATGTTCCGGGGTATCAAGACTTCTTCCGGGAACCAGACAGCAAAACTGAAATCCATTCAAGGCATTACGACTTTCGTCTGCGATGAAGCGGAAGAGTGGACAAGCGAAGATGAGTTCGACAAGATAATGCTCTCCATTCGCAAGAAGGGTATTCAGAACCGGATTATCATTATAATGAACCCATGCGATTCCAATCACTTCATCTACAAGAAATACATTGAGAAAACTCACAAGCTGGTAGAGATTGACGGTGTGCAGGTTCAGATTTCCACTCATCCGAATGTGCTCCATATCCATACTACGTATTTTGATAACTTGGATAACCTTTCTCCTGAGTTCCTGAAAGAGGTGGAAGATATGAAGGTGAGTAATCCTGAAAAGTATGCTCATGTGGTTATCGGCCGGTGGGCTGACGTTGCAGAAGGTGCTGTGTTCAAGAAGTGGGGAATTGTTGACGAGTTCCCGGCTTGGGCAAAGAAAATTGCTTTCGGGCAAGACTTCGGTTATACGCATGACCCGTCTGCTTCCATTCGTTGTGGTATCGTTGATAACGCCCTTTACTTGGATGAAGTGGATTACCGTACTGGATTGCTTTCTTCTGACATCATCAAGACTCTTCGCCCGTGGGGATTGAAAGTCATTGCTGACAGCGCAGACCCACGTTTGATTCAAGAGATACACAACGGAGGAATCAAGATATATGCCGTAGAGAAAGGTGCAGGCTCTATCAATGCCGGAATTGACAAAATGAAAGATATGGAGATTTATATAACCAAACGCTCGTACAACTTGCAAAGCGAGTTCAGAAAGTATGTTTGGGCAAAGGATAAGGACGGGAACTATATCAACGAACCGGAAGACCATGACAATCACGGAATAGATGCTGTACGTTACTATGTATTGGGTGAGCTTCTTGGTAAGATTCAGAAGCCGAAAGATTTAACAGGAATATTCACACATTAAAAATATAAACTATGCCATTGAATTTAGAAGAAATATTAGCATTGCCTGACATCGGGCAGAAGATAAACTACCTGAAGAAAGGTAGGAAGACTGAACTTCCCGACCGTTGCAAACTTTGGGATGATTGGAATCCGGAACGACATGAAATCATGGTTGACAAAAAGAAATATCCGGACAGAAAGGTTCTTGAAAAAGAAGCAGAGAAGCACTTCGATGAAAAAACGGGTAAGACTTATGAAATCGAAGCAAAGTATAAGACTGAACCGGTGAACCGTATCTCCATTCCATTGGAACAGGATATCGTGAACATCCAAACTGCTTTTACAGTCGGCACAGAACCGTCTATGGATTGCACTCCAACTGATGATGATGAAAAGAAGCTGCTGGATGCGGTAAAGGCTGTATTTAAATCCAACAAAATCAAATACCAAAACAAGAAGATTGTCCGTGCCTGGCTCTCCGAACAAGAAGCGGCAGAATATTGGTATGTTACCGATGATGATTCGTTTTGGGCAAAGTTTTGGAAGAAAGTTAAGACTACGTTCGGTGGCAAGGTCAAGCCCACCAAGAAACTGAAAAGCGTGTTATGGTCTCCATTCAGAGGTGATAAGCTATACCCGTTCTTTAACGACGAAGGTAAAATGATTGCTTTCTCACGTGAGTATAAAAAGAAGCTCATGGATGATTCGGAGGTCACCTGCTTTATGACTATCACGGACAAAATGGTTTATCAATGGGATTTGTCTAAAGGGTATGAAGAAAGAACTCCTTTTACTCATGGATTCCCAAAACTACCGGTTCTCTATGCTTATCGTCCTGAACCTTATTGCAAGAAGATAAAGACTTTTCGGGTCCGGTTGGAGAAACTATTATCCAATTATGCTGATTGTATAGACTACCATTTCTTCCCACTATTGAAGCTAATTGGTGATGTAGAGGGTTTCATGGGTAAGGTTAAGGATAGAATGGTCAAACTTACAGGTGAAGGTGCGGATGCCCAGTATCTGACGTGGAACCAAGTTCCGGATACGGTACGTTTTGAAGCAGAAACACTCACTAATATGGCTTATGATATGTCAAACACTCCAAGAATATCCTTTGAGACGTTGAAGGGGGTAGGCAAAGCATCAGGAACCGCTTTCCGCTTTATGTTCATGGGTGCACATATGGCGGTAGAAAATCACGGTGAGGTTATCGGTGAGTTCTTGCAGCGGAGAGTAAATTTCATTGTTTCCGCTTTAGGCTCTATCAATCCAACCGAGTTTAGCAAGGCATCGCAGACCATTGACATAGAAACAGAACTGGTTCCATATATGATTGATGATTTGAATGATAAGGTGACCACTGCCGTTTCCGCTGTCAGTGGTGGCATCTGGTCAACGCGTGAGGGAATCATGTTTGCCGGAAATGCTGATAGGGTAGAAGAGGAACTTGCAGAAATCAAAGAGGAACAAGCAGCAAAGAATGAGCAAATCGGAGATAAGGGAAAGAAAAACGCCTCTTAGTTAGAAAAATTACGGGACTTATAGTTTTAGTATAAGAAAAATAGTTAGCGGTGGCTTCAAAGAGTTGCCGCTATTTTTTTTGCTCTTTTAAATTATAAATATTAGAATATAATTTTGAATTATAGAATTATATATGTATTTTTGTCACACGATAATTGAGTAACCAATGAGAATATTTACCGAACAAGCATTAAAAGAATATGCAGAGAACCATCCCGATTCAAAGGTCGCTTTGCAAGAATGGACTACCATTGTGAAAAGAAGCAAGTGGATCTGTTTTGCCGATATTAAGAAAACGTTTAATAGCGTTGATAGTGTAGGTAATCAACACTATGTTTTCAATATCAAAGGCAATAACTATCGTTTGGTAGTAGTGATTAAATTCACTATTCAGTTTGTGTATATTCGCTTTATTGGTACTCATAAAGAATATGATAAAATAGATTGCGCTAATATTTAGGATTATGACAAAGATAGAAAATCAAGCCCAATATGAATGGGCGGTGAAAAGAGTAGAGGAACTTCTTCCATTAGTGAAAGATGATACTCCTTTGAATGACCCAAATAGCATAGAATTGGAGCTTCTTTCTAATTTGGTTGCTGATTATTCCGAAGAACATTTTGCATTGGGAGAACCAACACTTGTGGATGTTCTTAAACTTCGTATGTACGAAATGGGGCTTAATCAAAAATCACTTGCAAAGTTGGTTGGTGTCAGCCCATCACGATTAAGTGATTATATATCTGGTAAATGTGAACCAACCTTGAAAGTTGCTCGTGAGATAAGCCGGAAGCTAAATATTGATGCAAATATAGTGTTGGGAGTATAAGTATAAGTTTTTGTCGTGATATATTTTAGGCGTGATTCATTCGGTTTCACGCCTTTTTTTATACCATTTTACGACAATCGTTTTATTGTCGTGTATCACCTATCTGATTATTTCTCACCCTCTTTATAAATAGCGAAATTTACCGTAGAAATTTATAAATCAAATTCATACGGTATGACAATCTTAGAACAAATCTTAGCAGGGCTACAACAGAAATTCGCTGGGGTGGACACTGCTATCTTAACCCGAATCGCTACTAAAAAGGCAGAGGGTGTAACGGACGAGACAAAGGTAAACTCTATTATTGAGGGTATCAGCTTTTCGGACGTGCTTAATTCCTATGGTGATTTCCGTGCCGGGGATGCTTCAAAAACGGCAGTGACTAACTACGAGAAGAGGCATAACCTTAAAGACGGTAAGCCAATCGAGACTACCACAACCACCAAAACGGAAGAGAATAAAGACGATGTGCCTGCATGGGCGCAAGCTTTAATTGACTCCAACAAGAACCTTTCTGATAAGCTAACGCAGTTTGAAGCAGAAAAGGCTCAAGCAACACGTAGCCAGCAGATTTTGGCAAAGGCAAAGGAGTATGGTATTCCCGAAAACTACGCCAAACGATGCGCCATTAAGGACGATGAGGACTTGGACGCATACTTCAAGGACTTGAAGCAGGAGTTTGCGAATGACGGCTTTAAGGGTGTAGTTCCTCCAGATACAGCAAAAAAAGAACTGGAGAATGAGACTCAGGCGTTTGCGAAAATGATTGCAGACGACACTAAAGAAATTGTAGAACAACAAAAACAGTGATTTTATGGCAGCAGGATTTAAGTATAATCTTGAACCGGAAGTTGAGCAGGAAGAACGCTACGACGTAGAAACCGGACGCAGACGCAGAGGTCCGTATAAGTTGGACACAACCAACCTCGTTGTCGGCTCGTACTTGCCCTCATTCACACCGATTGCAGCTGACTTGGTGAAGAAAACATCCCAAGTGGCTATCCGTGTGGAAGTATATGAGAAGTTTACGACAGGCTCCAATACCACATTGAAAATCAAGAAACGTTCTTTGGCTTACAAAGGTATGCACTTGGGTAACGGTGCGCATGGAGCGACAATCAACGCTATTGACAAGGCTGACAAAGCTTTTGATAAGCTGACGTTAGCGGCAGACTTTGGAGAAAATCTAGAAGCTGGAACAGTTCTTTACGAAGCGACAGCCGCAGATGGTACAACGCCCAAAGTTATCGCAAATTCAGCTCTGTATGAAAGGAAGCAGGTAGAGGATGGCATAGTATTGGTTTCCCTTTTGATGCGTGCGTTTGAAATCGAACCGACCAAGCTGGTAATGCCTTTCGCAGATATTGACAAGGCGAATATGCCGCACTTCCAGTTTAACGCTTTGGATGTCAAACAAGAAAAAGAAGCCGTATCTATTCCTAAGGCTTCTTCTAGTCAGGACGGTTTGATGAGTAAGGAAGATAAAGTCAAATTGGATGGGGTTGCAGCACAAGCTAACAAGTATACTTTAACAGCAGCTACGACTTCTGCTCTTGGAGGTGTAAAGCAGGCAGCCAAAGTGAATGATGCATCTGGTACGGTGTCGGTAGAAAACTTTAACGGATTATTGACAGCGTTGAAAAACGCAGGTATAATGGCAAAATAAAGAAAGGAGGACTAATATATGATGCTAACTATTCATACATTGTTTAATGACCCGAACATTGTAAATGCAGTGATTCAGCGTGTCCTCAAGACAAGAAAGGACACAATTTATTGGCAGCAGTATTTGGGCTTCCGTAGGACTACTACTCGTGTATTTAAAGACTACATCGGTCAGGTTACTGGCGTGATGGCTGGTTCCATCAACTCCCGTTATGGCGAAAAGCCTATCCGTGAACGCAGGAATATCGGTTCCGGATATGGTGAGATTGCCTATTTGGGTGACCGCTATCAAATCTCAATCGACCGTTTGTCTGACTTGCAGGACTTGATAGATAAGTATAATGCCGCCAAACCGGAAGACCAGAAAGCAGCCATGCGTGACATCGTGGACTTCATCTATGACGATTACCGTCAGGTATTGCTGGCACCGCACAAGCGTATGGACATTATCGTAGGCTCTCTGTTGATGACTGGAGCAGCAAGCGTGAAGAACAAGGACGACAATGCCGGAGGAATTGACTTATTGAACATCGACTTGCCGTTTAAGTTTATCAAGCCGGACACAGAGGATAAAGACTATTTCGTCACTTACTTGCAGCAGAAACTGAATGAGCTGAAATCTATTTACGGCACATTCCCCAAGATGATTATGAGCCGTGGCACATTCATCAAGAATATTATCGGTTCAAGTGAATTTGGAGATAAGTTCAAAATGCAGCTTACAGGCAATGAAATGTATATGTCTACCGGGCTTATCACCTCGCAACTGGCTTCTACCATTTTTACAGGTATCGGACTTCCGGCTATTGAAATCAAGGAAGATTATGTGGTAGACCAAACAGGTAAGAATATCCCCATTTATGCAGATGGTCGTATTTCCCTGCTTCCGCAGGATAAAATCGGTTATATGCGCTTCCACACTCCTTATGAAGCTGTGGATGGTGTACCGGGACGTAATTACACTCAGGCAGATGGCGATATGCTGATTTCAGGTTACAAGGACGGCAATGGTCGCTATCTGGAATACACAGCCGAATGGATTCCGCAGATTGCGAACCCGAACCTGATTGTGAACTTCGATTTGAGTGAGATGAACGCATGACAGTAAACGATTATATATTACAGAAGTTTCAGACCTTCGGCGTTAACTTGTCGGAGGCTGACCTTTTCGATATATGTCTGAACGCAAAGATAAGCGGAGGGGGTGAGATGAACGAGGATTGCCAAACACGGGTGTCGGTGGCAATTGCGAAGTTCATCCCCTCTCTATTGCTTCGTGCCACTTCCATCAGCGAAAGCGGTTTTTCTATGTCTTGGAACATTCAAGGCATTAAGGATTACTATTCATTTCTGTGCAAGCGGTACGGTTTGAAAGACGAATTGAGTGATAAGCCTAAAGTGACTTTCTTATGATATTCGCCCCACACATATTGCAGGTAAAAGTTATCACCCCAATGGATAAGGATGAGTTTGGCAGACCTATTCCCGGAACAGGTGGTGAAAGCTGGCAGGAGGTGTGCAAATGCCGTTGTGATGATAACACTACCAAAGAGTTTTCATCTGATAACGGCTCTGTGTATCGTCCGAATTATCATGTGGTATGCGAGAAGAGAATTACTGTCAAGGCTGGTGATGAAGTACGTTGCATGGATGGTGATAGCGTAAGAGGTCAAGGCGAAGTTTATACAGTGAAGAGTACAAACTACTTTAACTACTCGGAATTATGGATGTAGATTTCGATTTCTCAGATGTCGACTCCTTTTTCGATGAAGGAGAATGGGAGGTCGAAAAGAAGATGATTGATGTAGGCGATGAAGCCGTGAAGTACGCAGAGGAACATGGGGATTATCAAGACCATACACTCACTTTGAGAACGTCCAATGATTACGATGTCAATAAAGACGGTTTGACATTGAAAAACGAAGCGGAATACGCATCATTCGTAGAATCTAAAGGGTATGATGTTTTGAGTAGTGCTGCTTTATTTGCGGAGAAACGATTAAAAGAAGAATTTGAAAAATGAAAAAGTACATTGGAACAAAACAGATTGAAGCAGAACCTATGACAATGGGCGAGGCTTATGAAAGAGGTTTATTACAAGTTGGCAGAGTGCCTGATGCAGAGTATGCAAAGCGCATGGGTTATCACGTTAAATATGCTGACGGGTACGAGAGTTGGTCGCCAGCGGAACCGTTTGAGGAGGCGTATAAACTCGCCGATACATCACTTGACCGTATGCAGATAGAAGCCGAAGAAGTCAATGGAAGATATGTAAAGTTAGCCGCTTTCATAGATTCAGGGAAAATGGATGAAGTCGTTAATGATATGTACAACAAGTGTTTACTGGAAATGCAGTGTTGTACAATGTTCGACTATATACGGCTTCTTGATACTCGCATACAGCGTATGCAAGGTTCTGATGGTGCAAAAGTAATAAAGATGAATTTTGGTATGGCTATTATGGCTCTCAAAGCAGGTTTTCCAATTCGTAGAAGCGGTTGGAACGGAAAAGGATTAATGGTGTTCAAACAGGTTCCAGCACATATTGATAGTGATATTATCCCCAAGATGCAATCTATTCCGCAATCAGCAAAAGATCTTATTCTGAAAGGCAAGGGCTTTATTGACTACACAAGCCAGTGTCTTATTTACAATGAGAATACCGGACGCGCTGATTCATGGGTTCCGTCTATCAGTGATGTATTTGCAGAAGATTGGGAGATTGTGGAATGATAGTAACTACCGACATAGGAAACATCCTCTACCGGGACTGCAAGGCTTTCGGAATAGATCTAGTGCCTGATGGTGAAACGCTGACGGGTGAATTGAAGTCCGAAAGGATTGTCATCCACACGAAGAAACAACAGCCGGGAAAGTATTGGAAGAAATCTTTCGCAGAAGTGAATCTATGTGTACCCAATTTAAGCGAGAATGAAGCGAACACAATCCGGCTTAACGAACTCGAAAGAAAGGCTGGCAAGCTGCTTGATGATGTAGTAAGCACCTATGACGGTACAACCTATCGTTATTCTATCGAATCAATTGGCACGGAAGCGGATACAGCTTTGAAATGCCATTACGTGAATGTGAGAATTTTATTTGAAGTAATAAATGTAAAACTATAAGATTATGATTTCAGCAGTAGGAATAAAAAGAATCTTGTTTGCCGACATTGATAAGGTAACGGCAGACATTACCCCCGAAATCGCAAAGACTTTGATTCAAGCCGCTATCAAAGCGAAAGATGAGGTTTTGAATGTACACGGGGAAACGTGGCAGATTGAGGAAACGGAAGCCTCTGTCACCGGGTACAAGAACCAATTAACGGGAAAGAATTACCGTTACGATGATGTGCCGGGAGAAGTATCGCCCGCTTTCTCTATCGGACAATATGACTGGAAGACCAAGAAAGCGTTCATGGGTGGCGATGTTATTCAGGCAACATCTAAAGATGTAGGTTGGAAGCGTGCTTTGGATAAAGTTATTATCAACAAAGCATTGTTCTGTCTGACCGATGATGATGTCTGGTTCATCTTCCCAAAATGCCGTATTGTTTCCCGTGAAGCCAATACGGATAAGGCAATTGCAATCGCTGTAAAAGGCTTGGTGCAGGAACCGGGAATCGAAGGTGTTTCTTCTGAGTATAACTATGAAGAAGGGCAGATTAAAGCTTTGCAGGCATGAACTACAGTAACCATTGTACCTACTCCTTCCGATGCGACCGTAAAGCTGGACGGTGCAACGGTCAAGTCAAAGCAGGTGAATGCTGGGGCTACCGTTCACTATGAAGTGTCGAAAGTGGGGTACGTCACTCAGTCAGGAGATATTAAAACCACTCCTTCTGAAGTTGATACCACTCTTAAAAAAGAGATAACATTGGTAAAAGCACAAGAGTGATAACCGGGGGATGGATATATACCATTCCCCCTTTTAGTTTAAGAATATGAATCAAGCAGCAAAAACGGTTTCTGATGCTTTGTTAGGGCTGGATTTCATGAATGTGGAGATAGGAGGGATGGTTTATACCATTAAACCTCCTACAATTAAAATTATCTGTCGTGCCATTCATCATTTTTCCAATATCGGCATGACTGGAGATAATGTCATGGAAGCTATTAAAGAGCTTCCTGAAGCTACTGAAGATATGCTGAAAGGTATTTCATGCTTCATCTGCGGGAATGATAGTTTGGTCAAAGAATTGGAGAACGGCACTTTTGAAGAAGTCAAAGATGCCTTGGAAGTCTGTTTCTCTATGATGGATATTTCGGCTTTTCAGTGTGTCAGCTCGATGAGGAACGTGTCGATGCTGGCAGCAAGACCGAAACAGTAGGAAACACAACGTTCTTCGGGCAGATAGCCCATTTGATTGACACGCTGCATCTGAGTTATACAGAAGTGTTTGAGATTATCCCTTATCGGAATCTGCTGATGATGCAACGGGATAAATTACGCGCAGTATATGGTGGTCAGAAGGTGAATAGAATCAGTGGTAAGGAATTGGCTAATCGTAGGAAAAAGAAATAGATATGGCGAAATTATATTTTAAGGTAGGTAGTGACTGGGAAGAAGTTGTAAGACTTCGTAATGAAATTGCAAAATTAAAGCAGGAGTTAATGAGCATGGATGGCACGCAGTCTCCTGCTGCTTTCAAGGCTTTGAATGCCCAACTTGCTGCATCCAACCAAAGATTGGATGAGTTGGTGACTAATGCAGCCAAAGCTGGAGCGGAAATGGAAACGGGATTCAAAAGGAAAATCTTCGATGCTTCCCAGGCCGTGAATGGATTCACAGAGAAGATTCTTGCTCAAAAAGCGGTAGTTAAGGATATTGAAGCGGATGTAAAACGACTTGGGGATGCTTATCGTATAGCATTGAAAAGGAATCCGTTATCAGCAAATAGCAAGTTAGAAGAATACAATGCTGCCCGCAAAGCTCTTGATGAAGAAAAGGCAGCTTTATTTGGATTAACCCAACAACAAGCCGAAGCGCGTCTTTCCGTAAAGAAACTACGTGATGAATACGCCCTTTACAAGGATGACGCAAAAGAGGTTGTAGAAACTAATAATGGTATTGCTATTTCTTGGAAGAAAGCCTTGGCGGTTATTGGTGGTACTGGAGTACTGAAAGCATTAGGTGCTGAAATGATTCGTGTACGTGGCGAGTTCCAGGCTGCTGACACTGCTATTGAAACTTTATTGGGAAACAAAGAGAAAGCCAATGCCCTCATGTCACAAGTTCGTGAGTTCGCTAAAATTTCTCCGCTTGAATTTTCTGATGTAACAGCAGCCACGCAGATGATGCTTGGTTTCAACATTGAAGCTGAGAAAGTTCCCCGTTATCTACAAGCTATTGGCGATGTTTCTATGGGGAACACACAAAAGTTTAATTCTATGACTTTGGCATTCTCTCAGATGTCCGCTGCCGGTAAACTTATGGGTCAAGACCTCAATCAGATGATTAATGCAGGATTTAATCCTCTGCAAATCATGTCTGAAAAGACCGGTAAGTCTATCGCTACCCTCAAAGATGAGATGTCTAAGGGGGCTATTTCCGCAGAAATGGTTCAGCAGGCATTTATAGATGCTACTTCCGCTGGTGGTCGATTCTATCAGATGTCCGAAAACGCTTCAAAAGAGATAAACGGTCAGTTGTCTATGATGCAGGATGCTTTGGATTCCGTGTTTAACGAATTGGGAACAAAGTCGGAAAGTGTTATCATGGACGGTATTCAAATGACAACTTCGTTGATTCAGAATTATGAAACAGTAGGTAGGATCTTGGCTGGATTAGTGGTTACTTATGGTACATACCGGACCGCAGTGATGCTTGTTACTGCTGCCGAAAGTAAACATACTCTTGTGGAGATTGGACTTACCAATGCCCGTTTATTGGCACGAAAAGCGCAGTTAGCTTTAAACGCTGCAATGCTTACCAATCCTTATGTGTTGTTGGCTACTGCTGTAGTAGGACTTGGAGTTGCAATGTTGGCTTTCCGCGATTCGGCAACAGAAGCAGAAAAGGCACAGAGAAGGTTTAATGAACAGCAAGAAGAAGCTAAAAAGCAAGAAGAAGAACACAAACAGAAGATTGATTCCCTCGTACAAAGTTCTCGTGATATAGCGTTGTCGGATTTACAAAGAGGTCGAAGTTTAGCGGAGTTAAGAAAAGAATACCCTAAGATATTCGCTCAATATGACATCGAAACCATTAAGTTGGCTGATATACTTAAACTAAAGCAACAGATAACGGAAGAAGATGCGAAACGTGCCGGAGAAAAGCAAACCAAGGAACTTTCTAACATTGAATCTGAAATCAAATATTACGAGAATCTGCTGAAAACTCTTTCCGGTCAGCAAGGCGTTGATGGATATGTGAAGAAACTAAAAGAATTGCGTGCTATGCGTGATGTCATGCTGCAAGAAAAAGGCAAAGGCATCTCCGAACAGTTCATTTCCAATCTTAAAGATGTTAATACTAATGAGTTTGACCGCTACATCTCTGAGTTGGAGAAGCGTATCAGAGGAAAGGGGGGAAATGGAACTGTGAAACTTCGTTTGCCTATTGATATTAAGGGTACTTTGTCTGATGAAGCAATCTATAATGTGAAAGACATAAAAACACTTATAGATACAGCAAAATCAGTCAAGCAAACCCGAATTGATTCAGAGAAGAATAAAACTACCTACAAGCAGGATTATGAGAAAGCGAAGAAAGACTGGGATGATGCTAAGAAGAAACTTTCTGAAATAGAAAAGAATAAATCCAAGTTTACTTCAAAGCTGTATGAAGAAGCTAAGAAACGAGTAGAAACAACTGAAAAAGCCTATAAAAATTTGGGCGGTATTACTGGTAGTTCTTTGACCAAGCAGGAAAAAGCTGCTGAAAAGCAAAAAAAAGAACAAAAAAAGACAGCCGAACAACTTCTTTCACTTCACCGTCAGAACCAACAGGATGAAATCAACCTGATGATAGAAGGCACGGAAAAGAAGTTGAAACAGATTGACCTTGATTATCAGAAACAGATTGATGCGATAAGAAAACAGGAGGAAGAATGGAGCAAAGCCGGTAACGGTAAGCTGACCGACAAGCAGGCACAGAAAATTTCAGAAGCTTATACCAATGCCGAAAGTATGAGAGATAAAGATATTTCCGATGTAACTGAAGGACAGCTGAAAGCCGAACAACAGGCTTTGAACGACTACTTGAAAGAATATGGCACGTTCCAGCAGCAGAAATTGGCTATCGCCCAAGAGTATGCGGAAAAAATAAGGAAAGCACAGGAAGAAAACGGTGTTAATAGTGCACAAGTAAAGTTACTGGAGAAACAACGTGATGTTGCCATACAGAACAAGGAAACAGAAGCCATAAAAGCCAATATAGATTGGGTTACTGTGTTCGGTGAGTTTGGTTCCATGTTTTCCGACATGATAAAGCCCGCCTTGGACGAAGCGAAAAAATATGTACGGACTGACAAGTTCAAGAACTCCGATCAGGCAAGCCAGAAATCATTGATTGACGCCATCAGCCAGATGGAAAAGTCTTTGGGTGGTACAAGTGGAGTCAACTTCAAGAAACTTGGAGAGGATGTAAAAGCCTATCAAATAGCAGAACAGAATCGTATCAGTGCCATAGGGATTGAAACAGCTGCTTTGGAAAGACTAAAGAAATCACAGGATGATTACACCAAAGCGCAGAAGGGCGGAACGGAAAGTGAGAAACAAGCCGCAGCAAACGCTCTTGAAACAGCACGGCAGAATGCTGACATTGCATCCGCCAATGTGAAGACACAGACTGATATCGCCAATCAGGCCCAGCGTAATGTGACTGATACCGCCACCAGACTGAAAGCAAGCATGGAAAATTTGTTGGGAGGCTTGCAGCAGATTTCATCCGGTGGATTGTATAACGCATATAGCGGAATTATCAAAACCGTGAACGGATTCAAGGATGTCATAGGAAAAACGTCAGAATCTCTTAAGGAGGTCCCCATCGTCGGATGGATTCTGTCCATCATTGACGTACTCAAAGACGGATTAAGTGATCTTGTCGGTGGTCTGCTTGATGCTGTTCTGAACGCTGTCAGTGGAATTATCGGTGATGTCTTGTCAGGGGATTTGTTTGTCACAATCGGCAAGTCATTGAGGAACGGCATAGGAAACATCCTGAACGCAATCTCATTCGGAGGCTTCAACTCCTTGTTTGGAATAGGTGGAAACGCCAAGGAAGTACAGGAAACGATAGACAGGCTGACGGACAGGAATGAAACTTTGCAAACGGCCATCGAGGATCTGACTGACGAGATGAAGGCAAGCAAGGGAATGAAATCGGTTGAATCTTACAGGGAAGCTGTAAAGTATCAGGAGGAAGTCAATAAAAACTATCTGCAAATAGCAAAGGAGCAAGCCGGATATCATAAGAGCCACGGCAGCTGGCAGCATTATCTGAAATGGACGGATGAAATGCTGGAACACGCAAGAAAAGCTACCGGCATGCAGGATTTCTCCGGCACCGATTCCTTGTGGAATCTGACCCCCGAACAGATGAAAGCTCTACGGTCGGACGTATGGTTATGGGATATCATGGAATCTTCCGGTAAGGGAGGTTACGGTGAGCGTGTTACCGACAAGCTGGATGATTATATAGAGCAGGCAGGAAAACTGGAAGAACTGACCGACAGTCTTTATGAGGGCCTGATCGGAATGTCATTCGATTCCATGTATGACAGTTTTATAAGCAGTCTGATGGATATGGAGAAGAGTGCGGAGGATTTTGCTGATGACATATCCAAATATTTCATGCAGGCGATGCTGTCAAATGCCATCGGTGAACAGTTTAGTGACAAACTGAGGACATGGTATGATAAATTCGGTGAAGCCATGAAGGATGATGGTACGCTTGACAATAATGAGCGTAAGGAGCTGATGGATGAATACATGGGTTATGTGGACGAAGCCATGAAGCTCCGTGACGAGCTTGCCGCAGCAACCGGATATGATAAGATTTCGCAAGAATCCTATTCTCAATCTTCTTCATCAAGAGGGTTCGGCACTGAAATGACGCATGAAGATGCAGGAGAGTTGAACGGTAGGTTTACAGCATTGCAGATTACAGGAGAAGAGATAAAGAATCAAAATATCATTCAATCTCAATCACTTAATCTACTGACAGTAAAAGCAGATGCTCTACTTTCCATAAATACGGAAACAAGAAATATTGCTGATGATACGCGGGATTTGATAGCGCAATCCTATCTTGAATTGGTACAGATTTCAGAAAATACAGGGGCAATCGTCAAACCTATTCAACAGATGCAAAGAGATATAGCAGAGGTTAAAAAGAATACAGCAAAATTATAGTTTATGAATGAATTATTAATTAATGGCGAAAACGCTTATACAACATGGGGCGTGAGAATGGGAGAGGGGTTTCTTGATGTTATTGGGGCATCCGCTCCCATGAAGGATTTTATTGAGAACAAAAGCCGACTTGAACATGGGAAACGGGTAATAATCAATAATCCTAAAGTCGATGAGAGGGAAATAACTCTTTCGTTCACTATCGAGGGTAATTCTCAGTCTGACTATCAAGCAAAGAAGAAAGCTTTCTTTGATGAGCTGTATAAAGGTGTGGTTGATATTCAAGTTCCGGCTAACAGTAATGAGATTTATCATCTGATTTATCTTGGGAAAAGCGTTGCTTACGCACAGAGTTTAAACCGAACTTTCGGAAAAATTTCAGCCAAGTTTAACGAGCCAAATCCGGCAAACAGAAGCTAATTCACGACATTGGTTTTATTGTCGTGTATGTGAGTGCTCAAAATTGGGCACTCTTTTTTTTATCCCCGAACTTTGAAGACATGGAACAAATCGACATCAAAGACATATCCGGTGCTATCCAGCTTACAACTTTGATCAATGAAGGCTGCAAGCGTAAGTTCACTCTGATGAAGGAGGACTACATCATGTTAAAGTTCTCCTTAGAGAATCCCATATATTTCAAACTTGGCTCATACGTGGAATGTAACTTCGGATTGTTCGAGGTGTGCGACTTGCAGAAGCCCGCATTCAACACCAATACCGCCGGCTACGACTATGAGCTTCAGCTTGACGCTTACTACTGGAAATGGAAAAACAAAATCTTCAAATATACCCCGGAGACGACCGGACAGGAGGCGTCCTGGAACCTGACCGCTCCGCTTGACGTACAAGTCGGTATAGTCCTTAGAAATCTGAAAGCTCTTGGTTACACATACAAAGGACAGGATTTTGTTTTCTCCATTGATTCCACAGTCGAAAACAAGTCCCAGTTGATGAGTTACGACAACATCAACATCCTTGACGCTTGTTTTGAGATGGCGAAGAAATGGGATTGCGAATGTTGGGTGACTGAAAACATCATCCATTTCGGGCGTTGTGAGTCCGGTGACGCGGTGGATTTCGAGATCGGGAAAAACGTGCAGGAAATGTCACTGTCAGAATCCCAGTCCACCTATGCCACCCGTATCTACGCTTTTGGTTCCACCCGTAACATACCGGCAGACTACCGCCCCATTGACGAGACCGTGGTTGTGAACGGTGTGGTACAGCGCAGATTGATGCTTCCCGAAGGCACTCCTTACATTGACGCTTATCCTGATATGACTACCGAGGAAGCCGTCGAGCAGGTGGTTATCTTCGATGAAGTCTATCCCCGAAGAACGGGCATCATGTCGGATGTCACCACTATCGAAGTGACGGACAAGGTGGAGAATGAGGACGGCACAACCACCGAGGAAAAATGGAATGCCTACCGCTTTAGGGACACGGGTGTTAACTTTTCCGAGAAATATATCCTCCCCGGTCAGGAGCTGAGGATACGTTTCGCGTCCGGACTTCTCAACGGTTTGGAGTTTGCCGTGAAGTTCAATCCTGAGGGAAAGCCGGAGAAATTGGAGGATGGCGGATGGAACCCTGAGGCACAGCTTTGGGAGATAGTCAGGAATGAGGACTATGGCAGACCGCTTCCCGGTGATGTGCTCTTTCCCCAGGATGGAGATGAATATGTGCTTTCCGGCTGGGACAGTACGAAAATAACCGAGCTGGGGCTTGTGGGTGCCGCCGAGCAGGAGTTGAAGGAAAAGACTGAAAAGTACGCTGCCAAATCCAAGATAGACCCGAGTACCTATGGCTGCACGATGATGTCAAATGACGCATACCGTGAGGATGGCGTTCATAATTTCTATAGCATCGGTCAAAAGGTCAACCTTATCAACAAGGCTTATTTCGAGAACGGAAGACAGTCAAGGGTTATCGGATTTGAATTCAATCTTGATTATTCCTTTGACTCACCTGTTTATACTGTCGGGGAAACCGCCGCCTATTCCCGTATCGGGGAGCTGGAGGAAAAGGTTGAGAGCCTTACCCTGAAGGGACAGACCTATACGGGCGGTGGTGGCAGCGGTGTGTATGTGATCGGAAGCCACGACTCCACCCCAGCAACAGACCATAACGTGTATTCCGCATTGCGCTCGCTGATCATGTTCATGCGCAAGGATACGGAGGAACGCACCGGTTTCCTATTATCCCTGTTGGGCGGAACCGTCATCAAGAAATACGCCAAGTTCGGTGATTTCGTTACCGGCGTTTCTGGAGGTTACATCGGTGAGGACGCCCGTGCCGAGCTGGAGGCTTTGGTCCTGCGCAGCTCTCTGAGTGTACCAGAACTTCGTTTCAACCGTCAGACCTATTTTGAAGGATATAATACTATAAGTCCCGGCGGAGGGCTGAAGATAAAAAGCTTTGTCGCCAATAGTGACGGCAGCTATACTGTCATCCCTGATCTGGAGGATGGTGTACCGCTGGGACAGAAGCCGGACGATATCCTCCTAGGCTTCTGGCATGACAAAAGCGTCACTACCGGTGACTTTATTGGTTTCCGGAAAATACAGTACCGTATCACTTCCGCAGATTACGACGAGAAGACATTCGTGATGGTTCCGCGTCCCGGATATGAGTTCGTTCCCCATAACGAGATGCGTCTCGGACAGACGGGGAACTTCACCGACAAGGAGCGTCAGACTTATATCATCATAGACGTGCGTGACGGTAACTGCTGCATCACCCTTGTTGACAATGCCAACACCTGGGACCCGGAGCCGGCACAGATGAAGAGCTGGTTCGGCAAGAAGAAGGGTATGACCATCAACGGGATCAACTGCGACAGGTTCTCGGCAGTATTGCAGGATATCATCATGACGGGATTGATTTTTCAAATTGATGAAATTACCGGTAGCACAGTCCGCGTTCCTATCGACTTCCCTAGCTGGGAGCCGGGCAGGAAGTATGCGTATTATTCCCGTGTGCCCCATAACGGTTCCACATGGTTGTGCGTCAATGACAAGGGCACTACTTCCGAGCCATCCGAAAACAATCCGGACTGGCTTGTATCAGCCGCCAAAGGTGACAAGGGTGATCCGGGCCTGTCTGTAATAGGTGGCGGTCATTGGGAATCCTCTAAGACCCCATACGAGGTCAATACCATGGTCACTTTGGCGGGCTGTGTTTTTATCTCCAAGGTGAAAACATCCAATCCTCCGATTAAAATTGCAAGGTTCAGGAACGGCAATTATCGAAAGAAAAAGGATGGCGGTTATATCCTTGCCGGGAAGTCAGCCGACTGGACCGTGCATGAAGACTGGGAGATGCTGCTGGACGGTCGTGAACTTAAAGGTGAGAGTATCACCTTCTTGGGTGAGTTCGCATCCCATCCGTCCAATCCCAAGGAGGGTGACAGCTACCGAAATACGGCTGACCATTGTACTTACATATACCGGAATGGTTTGTGGATGGTCATGGTCAAAGACGGAACTGACGGTAAGGACGGCAAAGGTTACGAGTGGATCTACACCCGTACCAACATCATCGGCCTTACCCCTGACAAGCCGGATTCGAAGCAGCAGGATGATTATATACCGGAAGGCTGGACAGATGATTTTCTTGGCGTGGATGCCGACCATCAGGTGGAATGGGCGTGCAAACGTGTGAAGCGTGATGGAGTATGGAGTGAATGGAGCACTCCGGCCCCTGTGCACCGTTGGAGTAAGGACGGGGAGTCGAATGTCATGGCCGACCTTGACAATGAGATGGTGAGCGTCGCTCTTACCAGTACCGGCGTTACTACTTCCGCACAGTCATGGACTACCCATGTGTCCATGTGGTACGGTACCGAGAAACTCACCCTTGAATCTTTAACAGTCAGCACGCCTGCCGGTTTCACGGCAAGCACAAGCAAGGCCACCGGAGCGGTGGCGATATCCGTCGCTGCCGGAAAGTCGGTTCCGGAACAGAATACGGTCACCATCACACTGGCTGCAATGAAGAACGGGCAGCTCTATACCCGTGAACTGACTTTCAAGATAACCGGTGTCCGTGGCGGGGCGGACGGTTCCGATGCGGTAATTTATAGCCTTGTCACTTCGGCCACGATGGTCAGCAAGAACAAGAACGGCGGTTACAGTGTAGCTTCGGTATCCTGCCGGCGTATGAAGACAGTCGGTGCGGTCACTACGGCCACAACGGACGGGGAGTTGAAGTACAGTCGTGACGGTGCGGCCGAGGTTCCCATCGGTGATGGTGTCGGGGTGGCTTCCGGTAATTTTACCAGTAGCTTGAAGTTCGTGTTCTACGTGAACGGTCAGGCGGTTGATGTCGAGACTGTTCCGATGGTTGTGGACGGCAGTGACGGAAAGGATGGTGAGAGCATCACAGCAGCCGGTCATTGGGAATCCGCCAATACTCCGTATGCCAAGAACAGTACAGTATCGTTTGCCGGAGGATCTTACTTAAGCAAGGTTGAAACCTCCAACCCTCCGATTAAAATCGCCAAGTTCAGAAACGGCAGACTCCGCAGGAAAAGAGACGGCGGATACATCCTCGCCGGCAGATCTGCGAACCGGACGGTACATGCGGACTGGCAGGAGATGGTTGCTCCCGTCGGACCGTCGGCATCCTACTGGCTGGACAGTCCTGTCAGCGTGATCAACTTCACTTCAACAGGCACGCCATCCCCGTCTGGATTCCTTGTCACTTGCAAACAGAATGTGGCAGGCAATGTAAGCACGTGCAGCACGCTTTATCTGGCTGCACGCAAATACAACGGAAGCTGGCTGGCTCATGTAGGTGCGACACTGAACAGCCAGATATCCGTACCTGCGACAGCCGGATACACCCAGTTTGCCGTCCGGGCTTATAAATCAGCTTCCGATGCTGCTGCTTGGAATGACAATTATGTGGCCGAAAAGGGTGTGGGTGTTGCAAATGATGGTGCCATAGGAGCAACAGGAGCTACGGGTGCGTTCCCTTATGACAGAGGAGTATGGGCGTCCGGACAGACATACGTATGGAATGCAAAACAGCGTGACAAGATCATTCACAAAATAGGTGAAGTTTATTACAATTTTCTTGTGCGCAACTATGGAAGTTCTGTATCAGCGGCTCCTACATCCGCTAACGGAGATCCCAACTGGGAAGCCATGCAGAAATACAAAAGTCTGGTAACCGACATATTCCTTGCTGATAAGGCGAACATAGCCGGTTTTATGTTCAAGTTGAACGGATACACATCGGACGGGGCACCTTACGGTATCATGCAGTCACAGGACAGCACTAACGGCCAGCCTAATCTGAGGATGGACACAAAGACCGGAGAGATTCTTTGTCAGAAAGCGAATATCACCGGAACTATCATAGCGACAAAGGGGACAATTGGTGGATTCAATATCGGTAATAATTTTATCGGCAGCACTAATATGTCGGCTGTGAATGTTGATAATTTGTTGCTGCAATACGACAAATTTGAAATGAAATATGAACGGTTTCAGTCAATAGACGGACATTTATATCAAGGCATTTTGGATACAGTAATTAGAAGTGGAAGTATAACTGTATCATCAACCGGGGATGTTTCAACAGCGGATGATACTCTGTATGTAAGATGTGGGAATTATATTTTTTCCGTTGGGCGAAACGGAATTCGCAAGTCAACGAATGGAGGAAGTACCTGGGTGGATTTATAACATTTAAAATATTAAAGTATGAGAATAAATTTTGCACAATTTCCTATTTACGACGGAATTAAGAAAGAAAAACTGATAGCCAACAACATCACTGAGGCCTACGGTGACTGGATATACAAGAACGTAGCGGGTTTGAAGGCGCATCTCCTTGCCGAGAAGATATTCAAATCTACTGCTGAAGGTGTAGAAATTGACGAAGAGGAGGTGGATATCATAAGACGCTCCACCTCCATGCTGCCCGGTTTGCTGGCTGATTCTTTGAATGATTATTTAGATAAAAAGGAGGAACAACATGAAAAAGGTATATTGTAACAACCTTCTAGCAAAGTTACTGCTTGCGTTCAGTTCTTGCCATACGATAACAATCGGTCCGTTTGTTTTAAGCAAGCGACCGGAAGAGAAAATCACTCAGAAAGTGAGAAACCATGAGTGTACCCACGCCCGTCAATGGGTTGAGATGGCAGTTGCCACCGGTACAGTTATTTGGATCTTACTGTTGTGTTTTGACCTTTCCGCCTGGTGGCTGGTACTGGCCGGGCTGGCATTCTATCTCTGGTATGGTGTGGAGTGGCTGGTCATGGCGGTACGGTTGAAGGATGCCGGCAGGGCGTATAAGGTGGTATCGTTTGAGAGGGAGGCATATTCCAACGAGGATGATCCGAATTATATTGAGAACAGTAATTATTTTGCATGGGTGAAGTATTTGTTTTAATTTTAAAATTTGCATTATGGATTTGAATAATATAGTTGGCTTTAAAGCTGTGGATAAAAACGGCAACGAACGACAGGTGACCGTCGATGAGATGACAGAATTAGTTTCCGCACGGATTGTTTCCGCTGCATCAGAAATATCAACATTTGCTGCCGCTGCGGCAGCCGGAACAGATGAGTTTGAGGACCAGTTGCCCCAATCCGATACCTTCTCTTGGCTCCGTACTTTGGATGGTTCCAAGAATCCTACTTTGACGTCTTCAACGGCTGCCGCGAAAGTCCTGGGAGGACTGATTGGTGTTGCTACAGCCAAGAAAGATGGACTAATGCCTATGG